GGATAAACAGACAATTCAGGGGAGAACATTACCAGGAAATGGCTGTCAATCCATACGTTGATATACTCAATGTTCGGATGAATGATTTTGACGCCTTCATAATCGCCGTGATTAGCGCCATCATAGTTGAAGCAATAGCATTTATAACCAGCGTCGGCCCAATCTTTAACGGCGTATCCGCTGCCGTCGTACAGCGACCACACCACCCAATTTCTAAGCCCACTCATTTCCTACCCTCGAACGTAAAGTAGCGGCGCATGATGATAGTGATCACCGTTACCGCCGCCATTTTTGAGATGAATTGCATAGCTGATATTTCCGGCATGAATGCCATAAACGATAGCGTTGGGAAAATTAACGCATCGCCAATGGCGGACGCTATATTTGCAGGCCAGCGTTTAGAATCGAAATCACCAGGTAAAACCCGGTAAACGCCGCCAGAAATAAGCGCACCGGAAACAACCGCGACGAATGACGCGATCGCCACCATTCCGGCGTCGTAATTTATCAGCACCGTGATTGCGCCAGCGGCGGCGCATGTTGTAGCCGACCATTTAAGGCCGCCGTCATATAACAGAAAATCACGAATCATCATATTGACACACACGGCGGCTACCGTGGTGATCGGAATTACCCACGGGCCACAGTGGTTAACAATAAGATTGATGATAACGAAAACGGCGACATAAACGCAGGCTAATAACCTGTCAATTGCCACCATCTTCATTTAGCTCTTCCTCCCGATACGCTAATATCTGTTCGGCCTTAAGCGCGTTATAAGCAATAAGGTCTATAAGAGTGTCGAGCGGATCAGTTCCATTAGCGAGAATAGCCCCTAAACGCGCTTCCTTGAGGCAAATCATTAGATCCCATACATCAAGTGGGGTTAAATTCGCATTCATCTTAGCGTTGAAAATAGCCGCTATTTTTGGCGCTGATTTTTCTTCTTTTCGATCGTATCCGTTTTGCTCCCCTCTTGCCTCGATAGTTTCAGCCGCAAGTCTCAGCAATTCAGCCGCTTTATTCATTTTCTGCACCTCTTGCATATAGCTCTTTACGTGTTATCTGCGTGAAAATACATTCATGTCTGCATCGTGGATGCCAGATCAGGAACAAGCTCCCCTTATTGTTCCCGCTTACTGGTTTCCCTGTTGCAGCATTGATAAACGCCAGCCGCCCGCGCGTGATTAATCGGCATTCGTTTGCCGTCTCCACGCCGTTCATAAACCAGCTAACAGAAATGTCAGCGGGCAATAACATTACGCATCCGATATGATTTCGGCTGTGTTCAAGCGCCGCTTTATCAACGAATGGCCCCGGATTAGAATATGGCGGATTCATCCAGACATACTCACCAGGCATCGCCACCGCTCCCCACGGATAATGGAGCGTGTCCATTTCTTCGGTTATATATCGCGGTATTAATGCGTTTGCCTTGTTTGCCGCCACATCCGCGACGAACTCGAATTCTCGATCCATTCCTCTAAAAACGGGTTTTGGCGTTTGCCATAAGTCCTTTATTTCTTTCGGCGTATGGCTGCCGCCGTAATCATTTTTCATTACGCCCCCTTAGAAATAATCCTGATCTGTTCCCCAGCGGTTATTCAGATACCCCACCAACCACACAAAACGCTCAATACTGATTAGCGGGGCGACCTTGCGATAATGCTTATCTAATATCAGCCGCGTGGCTTTATCGCTGTAGCCGTTCTTCTCTACCTCCGCTTTGCAGGCCGAAAGCGCGGCGCGGGCGGCAGTCTTTACGGCGTTAAATTGCGGCTCTGACATATTGAATAAGGCCATAGGATCACCATGTGTCAGTCCAATCCGGCGCGGCAGTCCAGCAAAAACCAATGAATGCGCTAACAGCCAATAAAGCGCGGGCTGCAAAAAGAATATTCCCAATGTCGTTAAATTCAGGAAGCGACCACGTAATAAAAATAGCCCCCAGCATAATAACACCGATAACAGTCATGGCCGCCAGGAAAACAAAAAGCGTAGCCAAAAGCCACGCCCCCAACCAGTTAAAAAGCTCTTAAGCATTTTAAACGTCCTCAATTACCCCGCCTTTCACACGCTCTTTAATATCCCATACGTGAGGCTTGCATATTTCCTGATAATAGTGATCCGGCCTGCTGCCGAAATACCATTTGCCATCCATATAAAAATAAACGCCAGAATAATTTCCTGGCGCTGCCTTTGTTGCTGCTTCTGGAATTTTCCATTCCATGTAATGTTTAAATTTCATGAGTTTTTAAATAACCCCTTCTGAATGCTTTGATGTAAAGTCCTAGCCTTCTTATATGCTGAACGCCATCAATGATGCGCACTAAATAAATTGCACCGTTTGTGTCAGATACAAAATGACAGCCAAAACCAATACCAACCAACTTCAGGTTGTCAGGTATTCTATAATCAGTTTTCTGTTCCATGCCTCACCTCATATGGTATTCAATAAACCACCTGATAAACAGACATAAGGCAATAAAACCCCAGCAACAGCACATATAAAACAATGTGTCGTCCATAATTAAGCCTCAATAACACCGTAATCGAACGTGCCTAAATACCGTTCGATACTTACAACCTCAATACCATCAATGCACCGTTTCCACACAGACACCTGGCTTTCATTTTCTCTGAAGTGCATATTAGAAAGCACTTCATCGGCTGGGTAGCCTTTCCCGGCGACGTAGGCATCGTGACCTACGCCACCTTCTACGCAATAAAGCATCAATTCGCGTTCCATCTTGTTTCCTCCGTGCCGTAAACCTCTTAATTTCAGTTTACAAAACGGATATGCGATCGCAATACAAAATGTATATTTATGTGATCGCAATCACGCTGTTAATGCAGTACACGTTTTTCCTGTTCATGAATAGGCTGTGCACTTTTCATTGCTTCGTTAAGCGTAGCTATAGCCGCCTGTACGCCGAATTCATTAGCGCGCATATCATCGCCAACAAATTTTCCGTAAAGCACCGGAATAAACGCCTTAACGTTCACTTCTTCGTGTCCTTCCTCAATAAATTTCTGCAACATCTTAACCTCAAAGACCTTTTTCATCAGGCCGCGCATAGAATGCAGTGAAACACTGCCAAGCAGATCCTTGTTCAACGGGAAAATAACAGCACTTCCGAACGCGAGCGGATCAACATCTTCCGGCACTGGTGCGCGTCCGAATTCCTCCTCCATGCGTCTTACGAAAGTGAGGCAGAACACATAACGCGCTACCGATGTTTTTTCTTCCATGCTTAAAGACACGTAATCGCGGATTGATGCATCCATCATAATATCAACAATCTGTAGCGCCAGATTTAAGTCACTGTCATACACTCCTGCTTCCATATCTTTTAAAACTTCGTGATAATCCTTAGTTACCACTTCGTGAAAGCTCGCGTCCTCTGTGTAGCGAGTAATTAACATGCCTTCGCTGCCGAGTGAATAAGCCGTTTTGATATTGTTCATAATATTTACCCTTATAGTGGATGATGCCATTTCATTTCAGTTTCTGAATTAAACGGGTTTCCTTCGCTTGAAAGGAATAAATCACGCTCACGTTTCAGTTCTTCCGGGCTTATTTCTATTTCATCAATCTGACCGAACGATCCCGGCATCATTCGTTTTAAATCAGATAGCGGACGCATAAGGCCGCAGCCGCGTAACAGCATATCGACCGCGAATTGTCTACATCCGGCGGCGTCATTAAAGCGCCGCGACCAAGGCACTACCACGATCCGGCGTTCGAATTCGATAAATAGTGATAGCTTGTTTGTGTTAGCGTCATACGCTTTGTGGAATTTAATTTTCATTTAACACCTCGACATATTGCTCAAGATGCCATTGCCCCACCTCGTCGTAATCTTCATCAAATATTGTTACTTGACCACCTAGGCCGAAATGAAAGGCAGTAGCAATAAATTCATGTCCCCACCATGACATTAATCTTTCACCGCCTTTCAGGTGTTTAACCTTCACTAATTTTATAGCCATACGCCGAACATCCCATTCAGTCCGGCGAACAATTTACGCCAGTGATTTTCAACATAAGCCCGGAAAGGCTTAACGCGAACATTGCGGGCCTTCAGTTCAACTTTGTCGAAGAAACGCGGTTCGATCATCGTGCCGTCTAAG